GTTACCGAAAAGGTCCCATGGTGGTCACCTCCTACGACGTTGCTAAATCCGAACAGGGGTCCCGTTGATGTTTAACTCGACGAGCCAGCCCAAGCCTCTCGGGTCCTGCGTGAAGTGCGGCGGCCAGCTGTACGAGGGGCTTCATCACCAGTGCCACACGACCTTTGTTCCTTGCACGACGGGTACCTTGACGGTGGATGACACCGCCCGTGCGATGGTGGCCCAGGGATTTAGGTTTGTCACGCTCAGCATGGAGGCCGCATGAACCGCCGTAGCTTTCTTTCCCTGCTCTCCCTGGCGCCGTTCGCCGCGGGCTGCGCGAAGTTGGTCCCGGCGCTCGCGGCCCAGGCCCCGAAGTCTGTGACCGTGACTGAGGCGGTGCTGCGGGATCCGGGCGCCGTGCCCCGGACCTCGGAACCTAACCTTATTTTAGCAGGTCCCGAGGGCTATGACCTTGAGCACGCGGTCCCGATTCATCCGTTTGATGTTAGCGAGTTGTTTGACGGAGGCAAGTATCGGACGTTTCCGGACGTCGAGTTTACGCTACAGCATCCTGACCACTTTAAGTTTCACGGCTTGTGGTATCGTCAAACGATCGACGTACCGTACCATGACACGCCCTTCACGCGGAGCCTCGCGTGACCCCTGTCGTCTACCAGATCGCCGTCGGGCGCAGCGCCCAGCGCCGTTTTAAATTTTGGGTCGTCACGCTGTGCCCGCCGCAGCTCGAGCGGGTCGGCACGGTATACGGGTGGAACGCAGAGCTGGTGTTCAATTGAGGGTCGTCCTGGGCGTCGTCGCGCTGTTACTGTCGGGCTGCCACCGGCGCGTTGAACCCGTCCACCCGGTGATCGAGACTGAGCCGCCGCGGTACGTGTGGGTGTGTGACGTCCACACGGACCAGACGGTCGTCTGTGATGCGGTACCAGATTTAAAAGCTGTCCCCGAGGGATATGACTGTGTCTACCAGGCCAATGGCATCACGGCCTGTTGGGGAGGGAAGTGAACTATGGCGCAAAATCTATTGCACCTTTCGCAGCAGATCGCGGCTAAACCAGGTTACGTGGTGAGCGTCGACTTGAAGAAGGGCCACCTGACGGTGACCAAGGCCAACGGGCAGGCCTTCGCGGCCCGCGTCATCCACAACGACTCGACGGGTGTGGTGACGGTGGGTGACGGTTCGGGTGTGAAGACCGGTCACGCGGACGCGTGGCTGCAGGAGCTGAAGTGATGCACGTCTTGATTAGGGTGCTGGCGGTGCTCGGCGTCTTGTTTGCGGCCGGGGTCACGACCTCGTACGCGGAGTATAAGTTTCAGTATAGCCTGTACGAGACGGTCGCCGCGAAGCTGTTCGGGAGGAAGTTCTGATGCACCATGAGTTTGAGGTTCACCTGCTGAATGACGAGGGCATCGCTAAGGCGAAGGCCCTCGCGGTCGCGTTTGACGAGCTGTTGACCAAGATCGAGAAACTTAGCTTGCGCCCACCAGAGCAGGGCGGTATTACACTGCCCGGTCACTTCATAAATGGTCGTGAGATGGCGATCGTGCGGACCCACCTCGAGATCGCGTCATTCTTCGCGAAGAAGGCGATGGCCGTGCTGCCGGAGAACCAGAAGTCGTGAGCTTGACGATCGCTCAGGCCCTCGAGCTGTTGAAGACGCCGGGAACGCGCTATAGCGGCGCCGACTGGAAATATGGTTGGCCCCACAAGTGGTACCTTAATAACGACAAAGTTTACAACTACGACCTCGGCCTGCTGAGTGACGAAGAGCTGTCGGCCTGGAGCGCGATGACAGAGAAATTTTTCGGCGTCGGCTTCACGCGTGACGAGAAGGGCATCAAGTGGAGTTGTCCACACCGCTCGGGTCTGTACGGTTACCAGCGAGCGGGCGTGGTCGGGCCGGACGGTGAGCCGGTGCGCAGTGATGAGTGGAGCGTTGACTTTTCGAAGGAGAAGATATGAGTTGGAGCGTAAGCGCATTTGGAAGACCGGCGGCGGTTAAGGCTGCCCTGGCTAAACAGTTCGAGAGCGCAAAGCAATCTACGGCGGGTATTCCGGAGGAGCAAGTCCAGGTTGTGGGGATCGAGCAGGGCATAAATACTCAGTTGGACTTTGCTGTTGCGAACGAGATCGGCGCGATTAAGGTCGAGGCCTCGGGAAGTTATTGTCGTGGGAGTAAGTCGGAGCTACGAAGTTATCCCGGTAGCTGCCAGACTAAGTTGGACGTGCAGTCGATTTACAACTTTGTGGAGTAGGGAGGCGACATGGCGGTACGAAATAATGTTCAAGACTTTATGCGTGACGTGAGGGCTCGCACGGTCGCGGGCGGCAACAACTACGGCGCGACGATCAACGCCGATAACGTCACGGTGTCGATCACCAAGAACGGCGTCGTACTGTTTGGCAAAGTGCTGTGGCCGGGAACCGGCGCCGCGGCCCAGACCGACGCGAGCGGAGCCGGAAACCTGGATACCGTGGACATCTTTGACGGCAGTGGGTTCTACTCCGCGGGCGGCGCTCAAGCGTTCATCAACTCGCTGACGTGAGCGAGGAGACCAAACGGCAGTTGGACCAGGCGCTGGCGCGAAACATCCCTACGCCCTGCCGGTGGCACCCCACAGGTATCAACGCACTGCTCCTCAGCCCGCTTGAGCGCGAGGAGATCATCAGACGGGTCGAGCAGGTCTTGGAGAAACGGGGATGACGCGGTGTTCAGCTACCCTCGTGAGTTTATCAGCATCCCCTCGGTCGCGCTCGATCGCGAGGACGAGATACTAGATCGGATGACACAAAACTTGACGCCGCCTGAGCGGGCCGCGTTGAGCATCTTGCTTGAGGTCGTTAAGGGTGGGTTTGGTGAGACACCGGATGAAGACCTGGATGAATGAGCACCGGCTGCTGGTCCTCGCTCCGCTGTTCAATCTGCTGGGCCTGACGTGTGACATGCTCACGAGCCGGCGCTTTCCCGCGGGCTTCGCCGAGTCAAATCCCTTCTCGCGGGACCTATTATATGGTTTTGTGCCGTGGCACGCGGCGGCCTACGAGGCGGCGTGGTTCGCTGTCATCCTGGTGATGGGTTTAGTCTTATACTTCGGACTTCAGCGATTTAGCGAGCTGGTGGCTCAGGTCGCGTTTTCGGCCCTCTTCATGCGCAACGGGCTGAGCAGCTTTACGGCGGCGATTCACAACCTTTGGCTTAAGCTGGGGTGGTATATCGGATGAGCCTCTGTACCGTCACGGGAAACGTCAACGTCCTCCTGAACCTGTCGCCGAATATCACCTACTCGGGCACGGTGCGTTTCACGCTCATCTTGCCGCCGGGGGTGACCAACGCGCCGGCGGTGATTAGCTCCGGCCAGTCGGTCTTGCCGTCGCTTGACGTGCCGGTCAACTCCGATGGGTCGTTCAGCGCGCAGGTGCAGGCGAATGACGGGATCATCCCGGCGGGTACGCTCTATGAGGTGATGTTCCTCATCTCGAACGTGAGCGCGGCGCCTAACTTTTATAACTTCACGGGTACGGCGGTCAACCTTAACACTCTCACGCCGAGCACCTTACCGGCGTTCGTTAGCCCCAACGCTGTTTTTAGCAATCAGCTTGCGAATTTGGTCTTTGCAGGCCCGCCTAGTGGTCCGTCGGCGCTGCCCGCGTTTCGTCCTCTGGTGGCCGCTGACTTACCACCAATCTTGGCTTCTCCGTCTTTTAGCGTCATCACCAGCGGGACTAACACCACGGCGGCGATGCACGTGGGCACGGGAGCGACGCTAAACGCGATCGGAACTGGGACGATCACGGCGACGACCATCACCGGAAGTCTGGACACGGTTGTAGATGGTTTAGATTTTCAAAAGACGCCCTTTGGAGAAGGGCCTATCCCATTAATTTTTAATGGAAATTTTGAACAGGCGGGATTTGGAGGAAGCGGTGCGATGCCTCCGCCAGGATGGATTCCCGATGTGCCGGTGACCGTATCTTATGAGACGGCAACGCCGTGCGAGGGAAGCCATAGTCTTAAGGCAGTTTATCCCGGATCCGCCGGAGGAAATAAGATTAGTAGTCTTTTTTTTACCGCCGCACAACCGGGTGACGTTTTCTATCTTTCAGGAATCGTAAAAACGGACGGAGTCCTGGCGGGGACACTGCGTATTAATTTCTTAGATAAGAACAACGCGGGTATCGGTGTTGATCCCGCTGCGACGACGACTTCTACGAGTTGCACGCCTATTTCGGTTACCGGAACGGCTCCCGCGGGAACGGTTTATGTCGTAGTTCGCTTAGGTTATACTCCGAATGCTACCCCGGGCACCGTGTGGTATGACGCTATCAATTTTTATAAGGTTAATGTTCCGGCGGGGCAGTCAATCTATGCGGGTGTTACGAGTGGATCGGCGGCGCTAGGAGTGGCAAGCGTAGCCGGAACTCCTAACCGCATCAATGTGCCAGTCACGACGGGAACGAACGGTCAGGTACTTACGACCGATGGCGGAAATCCACAGCAGACTTCCTGGACCACAATTTCGTCAACGCCGCCCTTTAGCGCTATCACGGCGGGTACCAACACTAACGCTCTGGTCATCGGCACTGGCGGTTCATTAACCACGAGTGGAACAGGAACGATCACGCCTAGTTTCCCTCTGCTGGCTCCAGCTGGTACTTTAGCTGCACCCTCGTATAGTTTTTCTGGTGCAACAAGCACTGGCATAACTGCGGTAGGAGGACTTCTCACTGCCGTTGCGGGCGGCGCATCGATTGCTGCATTTAACGGTAGTGGTGTAACAATTCAAACCGGAGTGCTGTTTTCTCCTGAGCTAGTTGCGAACGGTGCCCCAAACGCTAGAGGTGGCTCCGCATCTTACGCTTTTGATTCCACCACGGTGACACCAAGTTTTGCTACGAACAACGGCGCGGGGGTGACGTCTTTTACAGGTGCTTGGACTTGTACGAATGTTACACCTGTTACTGTTAATGCAAACGTCTCAACCGATCAGAACTTAATGGCCTGTACGGTGCCTGCTGGGACCTTAAACCGTGTCGGGCGTTCACTTCAAATTAATATTGCTGGTGTTTATTCCACGGTTGCCGCTTCTACGGCATCATTAACTTATAAGGTTAAGCTTTGTACTGTTTCTGGATGCGGAAGTGGCACGGTTGTTACACTGTTAAATATCGCTACTGGAACTACTGGAGCTTTGACAGCGGCTAATTTTCCATTTCATCTTAATGGGCAATCAACGACACAGACTGCGGGAGCATCATCTGCTTATGAAGCTCATGGTAGGTTGACTATCGATATAACGAGCGCACTGGCCGCTGACTCAATATTTACTGATTCCAATACAGCAACGGTCGGAACGATTGACAATACTGCGCAGCTTTTCTTACAGGTGACGGCGGCTTCTGCTAGTGCTAGCACGAGCAATTCTTGGACACAAAGACAGTTAGTGGCACAAACAATCAACTAGGAGAATAGCATGAAACCAAGTGTACCGATTATTGTTGCTAAAGTTCAACTTGAAAATCAAACAACTGCGCTGCCTTTTACTGATTTTTTTACAACTCCAGATGGTGGGAATTTTAGAATCTCTATTTATGCACAGGCCAATGGCCCGAATTTTAGTGCAAGTGTCGTTGTTGCTTGGCAGGATTCGCTTGGAAATTTTGGTCCATTTGGTGTGGGTGCGTCCATTGGGGCACCTTCCCCTGGTGCAATGTTTCATGTGCCCCCTGGAGTAACTTTCAAGTATACGGTTAGCGGAACGCCACCATCCGGTTCAACTTATAACTTTTACATTACCCTTGAAAGTTTGGATGATTAGCTAAATGTCTTTAGTAAACATAACTGGAAACGTCGTTTCACTGCTTGGCCTGCGACCGGCCACGACCTTCAACTCGGGTGGTACGGTGCGTTTCATGCTGGTGTTGCCGGCGCGCGCGAACATGACTCCGACGCTGGCGGCCACGGGCTTGTCGTTCCCGACGCAGCTGGACGTGCCGATTGATTTCTACGGTAACTTTAGCGCGAAGGTACAAGGTAATGACGGCATCATTCCGGCTGACACCGTCTACTCGGTGATGTACTTGATTCCAAATATCAATGTCGTGCCGCAGTTCTACGTGTTCACAGGCGCGGGTCCGGTAAACTTGAACACGCTGGCGGCCACTGCAGCATCGTTGCCGTTGCCGCTCGGCACGGGCGGTCCTCCGAGCGTCGGTCCTAACTTGGTGTTCGCAGGTCCGGTGCGGGTGACCACCGATCCGGCGGCCCAGCTACCGTCGTTTCGTCCCTTAGTGGTCGCTGACTTGCCCCTAGGTAGTCCGTTGTCGTTTACGGGTGGGGTTACTGTCAACTCGTTGGTTGACACGGGTCTTACTCCGGGTAACTGTGTGCAGGCGGGTGCCAACGGTCTTCTAACAACGATCGGTGGTTCTTGCGCGTCTACCGGTTTGATAAGTAGCCCAGTGGTCGCTCCTAATCCGTTGGCCTTCGACGTGGATTTGCACTTTAAGGGCCCCAATCCCTACGTAGACATCACGAGATTTGGCGCGCGCGCATGCGATAGAAATGCCACGCCCTGCGCGGGTGGGCTTACGGCAAACATGACTTCAGGCTCGGCTGTTGCCACAATTTCTTCAGCAAGCACCTTTATTAACGGTGATGGAGTTGTTGTTTATGGTGCGGGCTCGGCGTCAGGGCTAACCACGCCAACTGGTCTGGTAGTTACGAACGTTCTGGCCAGGATGGGCACAGGAACAGGTCTTACTACTCCGAGTGCCGCCGGTTCCACCACCACTTGCTATAAAATTATTGCTCGTACCACAGGCGGTGGTTATACCCCGGCCTCTTCCGAGATTTGTACCACGACAGGGTTAGCCACGCGGGGCGCGGTGACTGTTAATCTCACCTCCTGCACTCGTTCGGGCGTTCAGGTAACATGCACAACTGCCGCGCCCACGCCTTTATTGGTTGGTGGCCTAGGAGCTGAAGCCTACATCGGAGGAGCTCCAGGCAGTCCAACCGATTCAAGTTTCCGTGGCTGGCGGACGGTCACACCGACCGATTCCACACACTTTACGTTTACTGATACGGCAACTAACTCTGGAAATGGAGCTGCGGCCAGCTGCACGGGTGGAACTGTTACTTTCTTTGCGGCCAATCATCTATCTTGGAACGTAGTTAGTGGCGCTTGGCTTTATTACATCTATGGGGGAGCCGCTGGCGCCGAAACCCTAATCGGTGTAAGCCGCCCACAAGGCATGGGCCAGTCCATAGCCATAACTGATACGACCTTTGACGATTTCGGCCCTACCCTCATGAGCAACATGAGCTTTCCTTCTTGGATCCCAACGACGCCTCCAGGAGTAGGAGCGAACAATAACCTTTCAACCACGATTCTGTCCGGCGCTGGCACGACCACGCTTATATTGAATGCAAATGCCGGTGCTACCGTCTCGGGAGCGGGAATTCGGTTAGATGCTGGACCGGGATTAATTGCCGCAGCTGCCGCCGCGAATGGGATAGGTCCACTTTTTATTCCCATTGATCCGTCATTGGGCAATTTCTTTGTCATTAATAGTTTTACAGACCTAACTCCCTATCTCCTTTCAATCGTGCAAAGTGGTACTTTATATTTACGTGAAACACTCGCGCTGCGTGGTGCCGGTCTACGGTACATGGGTGACCGTTCAACGGCGACCGGCGGAGCGGGGGGCGGCGGCGCAAACACCTGGGGCAACTATCCGAAGATATGGGTAGTTGAGGCCGTTCCCGGAATATACCTAGACAGTACGTTCGGCTCCGCGATGGGGGGTGTCTTTTTTAATGGTATCCCAGCAAATGGCGTCCTTTTGATGCTTGCGGAGAATGGTTTTAACATCGCTTTTAACGATATTTCATGGGCAACAAGCACCGGTAGTCTCGACAGAATGGGTTTCGGGTTAATACTCCGCGGTGTAGGCGGTCAATCCGTATCCGGTGTAATAATGGATAAGGTCAGTTTCAGCGTTGGCACCAATGCTGTAGACGGTGCCACTCATAATACCTCGTTCTTTTGTAACAGTTGCGGCGATGTCACAATAAGAAAGGCTTATAGCACGGGCGCTGGATTTATCTTTTTGGGAAATCCATCAGGAGGAAGTTTCAAAGTTATAGAAGACCATTACAACGGCGGTTTTACTCCCTTTATTAGCGTAGGGGGCAGTGGGAACATGGGAATCGAGTTGGGCGAACCTTCCCTTCCGCTCATCATGGATACGATTGGACATCCCTGCGTTTCAGTCTTTTTTGGCTCCACCGATGTTTTTAACAATGGCTGTACCCCCACTGGTACCATCTTTCAATCTCCGTCCGTTACCGGAGTGGTGCGGTTTGCGACTAGCAGTTTTACCGCAGTTGGTACGGTGTTTAATAATTCGTTGAGTACCCAACTACAACCGACCGTAAGCTCACAGACAAATACGCCTTCACTAGTCTTTAATGTTACCGGTCCCGGGGGTATTTCGGTTGGTTATAACAACGATTCCATTTTCGTGAATGGGCCGCCTCCAGCGGCGCCAACTTGCACGGTGAGCGCGGGCGGTTCAGTGCCAATCGATACGTGGTTTTTTATAGTGCAGCCTTACTGGTGGAATGGCCTAGAGGGTACGCAGTCGCCGCGATCTACGGGTTGCACGACGACTCCAGGCAATCAAACGATTACCGTTAACTGGACGACCGTAGGCGGAAATCCCAAGCAATATGGGGTGTTCGCAGGAAATGGCGGAGGATTTGGCGGCTTTGGTTCAGGCCCATTATTCCCTGCTACGTCTACCTCTGCCATCTGGAGCAGCGGCTCCGTGGGGTCTCCAATCTCAAATGGCGTCCAATTAGGCGGGCCCACTATGCTATTACCAGGAAATCAGGGCGTGGTCGCACCACAGTATCTCGTGTCGGGTTCTTCTGGCGTAGCCGCAGCGATTGTCAGTGGATTAGGTGCTCCCACAGGCGGCCTGTGTACGACCTCAACGGGTGGAAAAATTTACCTGCGTACCGATGGCACGACGACGACGTCATTTTACGTTTGTGATGGCGCCACCGGCGCCTGGACGGCGAAATAACTTATGGCCCTCTGCACCGTCACCGGTAACATCAATAATATTCTGGGGCAGAATGCTGCCTCGGGAACGGTGCGCTTTACCTTGACTAATTTCGGTCAGGGCGCCATCCCGCTGGTTAGCGGCACCAATTTGATCGTTCCGGTGACGACCGATGTCGTTGTAGCGGCCAACGGGTCATTTACGGTTAACTTGCAGGGTAACGACACGATCACGCCGGCCAACACGCTCTACGCGGTGACGTATTACGCGCCGAGCGGCGCTATCGGGCCCATCTTGTACTCGCTGACGGGCTCGTCGGTTAACTTGAACAGCGCGACACCGGTCAGTGTCGCTCCGGCGATCTTGCTACCGACTTCGGCCGCGGCGAACGCCGTCTTCGCGGGACCGACGACCGGCGCGCCGTCCACACCGACGTTTAGACCGTTGGTGCTCGCTGACCTACCGGCGGGTATTAGCGTGACTTTTGCCAATGTCTTGGCGGGTACGAACGCGAACGCGTTGGCCATCGGTACTGGTGGATCGTTAGTGGCTACTGGCTCAGGGACGATTACTGCGACGAGCGTACCCTTTTCAGGTGTTGCTGCGGGAACTAACACGAGTGCGCTGGTCATCGGTAGCGCGGGTTCGTTGTCGGTGGGGGGAACGGGGACCATCTCTGCGACCGGCGTGATTTCTTCTACGGCCAACCCAGCGTTGTCTGGGGTCGTTCGCCTCGCATCTGGAGACGCTGTCAAGTTTCGAAATGCGGCAAATGGCGCTGATCTAAACGCCATGACATCTGACGGAACTGATAACCTGATTCTTGGCGGGATAGCTACCAATTCGATACAATTTAAGATAGGTGGTAGTGCGGGCTCCATGCAGTATGTGGCGACCAATACTCTTCAGGGACAACTAAATCTGCCCTTTACTATTCAGGCGTTTAGCACATCTATTAGTGGACAAATTCTTAATTTATTTGCGTCGCCTGCAACGGGGTCATCGAGTGTTGGTGGGGCTATTAACATTACGGCGGGTACGGGTGGTTTTGCCGGGGGTGGAGGCGGGGGAGACATAGTGCTTACTCCCGGAGATGGAACCCTTAAGGGGAAGGTCACGATGGCGGCAGGATTTTTATACTATCCTCCTGCGTTCCTCTTCGCCGCGTTGGGAACTCCGGCCAATGGTGCCCTAGTGTATTGCTCGGATTGTACGATCGCTAACCCCTGTGCGGGCGTGGGCACGGGCGCAATGGCCAAGCGCTTAAACGGAGTGTGGGTGTGTAATTAAGATGTCGATCGTTACCCAACAGCTTCGAGCCTGTGATGTGCATCGCTTGGTGGACTTTGATGTGACGCCACGGTTGTGTTTTTACTGTGGTCTGTGTGATGCGTGGATCTGTAATGAGTGCGCCCCCCAGTGGGGCCGGCGGATTAAAGCGGCGGTCAAGCGCAAGCTGGAGCCAGGTTTTCGGGGTGATCCTATGTACTCCGAGAAGTTAAATGAAAAAGGAGAATTAAAGTGAACGAGCGGGAACAGATCATTAATTTTTTACTCCAAGCGTGCGACGCCAAGAATCAACAGATCACGGCGCTGCAAACCCAAAATACGGAGTTGCAAAAGCGCTTAGCGCAGTATGAAACGACCTCGGCGGCTCAAGTGCCAGTTCCCGGTCCGACTTTGGTCGATGTGGCCGCGACAGCCTAAGGACGGCGAATGAAATTAGATGACATCCTATTCTTCGGTCTCCGTCACGCTACGACCGGCGGTAACACTAAAGGGACGTATCGTGGCTGGAGTAATGGTCCTGATGCCCAGCTAAACGCGCAGGGACGACGGGAGGCCGAGGAGGCCGGTCGTTACCTGGCGGCGATCGGCGCTTCTATCGAGATCTTTGTTACTGACTCGCTTGACCGGGTGGTGGAGACCGTCGAGATCGCTTCGCAATTTTTTCCCAACGCGCGAATCGAGACAGTTCGGGGGCTTCACCCGCTGAACGTGGGTGATTGGACGGGAAAGTCTAAGAAGGAACACCCGGTCGAGCCGTACCTCAAGGAGACTGGTAAGAAGATTCCGGGGGGTGAGTCCCTGGATGACTTTAATCAAAGGCAAGTGGAGGTCTTTCAGGATATTTTTGAGCTGATAAAGTCTTTTCGGGGCGGCAAGTTAGCGGTGGGTTTGCACGGCTCGAACACGGCGTACCTTCACAATCACGTCTTTAACAAGTCTGCGGCCAAAGTCGGTTATGAGGGCATCGTTGATCCAGGGGGCCTCTACGCGGTAACGGCAGCCGGAATCGTACCGCTCACGAGGGCTCGGGACAAGAACAGCAAGCCCGTTCAGCAAGGTTCAGAAGCTCTTGCTCTTTATCCTCCTGACCATCAGGCTGGAATGCAGGTGCCCAAGGGTGGCTCGATGTGTGCAAATTGTAAGTACCTGGATGAGGATAAGAAGAGTTGTACCAAAGAAAATTTCATCAGGTGGAATGGCTCTGAAGTTATTCCCGGAAAGATTGATGAGTATTGCAGTGACTGGTACGAACCGAAGGAGAAGCTATGAGCGCAAGCGCTAAGCCGGTTCTGCGACAGAGTATCGTGGCTGTTGCGGGAACGTTATCCACGGGACAGGTCATCTCGCAAGAGATCGCAATCCCTCATGAGCCCGGTGCGTCAGATCCGACGCTGATCAACAACGCTCTACAGCTGATCCGGACGGTGGGCGGACTGATGTTTGACGGTGAGTCGGGGAGCGTAAACTTTTACCCGCTGTTGATGTTTACCGGCGGGATAAACTTTGCGGTTAAGCGAATAACTCTGGCGCTGAGTAGCACGGCGACTCATTAAAAAATTTCTTCCGGTGCCCGTAAGGGACTGGATTTTTAACCGGCGTTCCGGCGTAAGTCGGGAGTCGGGACGTGCGGTAAAAAAAAATTCAACAGAGGTTTAAGAGTCATGAGTAATGCGAATACCGTTTCTGATGCGATCTTGCAACAGAATAACGGAGCACCGATCACGATGGCGGCGTCGACCACGCTTCACAAGTCATTCTCGATAGGTTCGGCACCGGTAAATATCACTCTTCCCAATCCCCTGGCGTGCATCGACTCACAGGTGTTGTTCCCGAGTCGTAACGCGAGCGGCATTTCGTTTCTCATTCGGGCGGCCGGGTACGTAACGGGAGGCGAGCGATATCAGATTGACATCAACCAGGGAACGGGACTCACGCCAACGATCGCGACGACCGGTTTGGCCTTAAACGGTCTGGCGGCCGACAACTGGTTTCTTGAAGTGGTGGCGATGTGGGATCCAACCTCGTTGTTCTTGCGGGGTATCTTTTTTGGCTGGACCGGCAGCCAACAGATCGTGCAGTCGGCGTTGACTTCAAATGTACAACCGGCAAATCTCGCGGCGTTAACGTTTAATTGTGCGGTGACGATCGCGAACGCGAACGCGAACGCGCTGTTCACGTTGACGGATTTTTCAGCCGACATGGAGTAAGGGAGGAGTCGATGGCGAACATCTACACCCGAAACCCGATCTATGTCGATACGGCATTCCAAAGCTATAAGGCTCAGGTTGCGGCGACGCTCGGGACGTTGTTTACACTCATCGTTACCAAGGTACGATGGGTAGGACCGGCTGCGGTGGGTGATCAAGTTGTATTTGATGATCCACAGGGCGGGAACCAGCTGTTGGTGATGCGTAACACGGTGGCGGCTGGTCCTGACGTCGAGGAAGATTTTTCGGCCTCGCCACGATTGTGGCTTGACTTTGGGGTACCGCAGATCGCGAGCGGCAAGCTGTTTATCTATATCAAGTAAGTTTCAGCCGCCGGTGACGGGGCTGAGTGGAAGCTGTATCAAGTAGTTTAAGGAGATGTTATGTCACTGAGGCAAGTTCGAGATAGCAAGGACCCGCAACCGAATGCGAATAACTCGTTTCGGAGCGGCGGAGACGGTAACGTTCCGGTTTCGGGAGACCAAGAGGGCCACGATGCCAGCAAGGCCGAGCGCATCAAGGAAGATGCACGTTACACTCTTCGCACGGGCGGCGAGACGCAGCCAACGCGTGAGGCGGGAGACGGTAACGTGCCGATTCCTGAGGCCAACGGCGAGAAGCACAACCAGGCGAAGGCGGAGCGCGTCTCCGAGAGCCATCGGTTCTAAGGGGAGGGTGTGATGGCGAGCAAAAAGCTCACTCCCTCACCCCTTGACTTGCTCGGGGGTGAGAAGAAGGAGCCTGAGAAGTCTAAGGTTGAAAAGAAGAGGCCTAACGGAGCTAAGTTCAAGAAGCTAAAGTCCGGAGGCTATCACGTTCAACATTACGATGAACAGGACGCGCCTATGCAGGGAGAGGAGCATGCTGTCGCTGATGTTGATGGTCTGCATGATCACCTGGAGGCGCACTTTGGTGACCCGAACCATGACGAGAAGGAGCCGAAGAAATGATACGTATGCGGGGGTTACAACCTGGACCGGTGGGTCGCCTGGGAGGAGGTGGAGGGATGCCGATCTTGGGCGGGGGAAGTGGCGGCGGGGGGTCAATGCGGGTACTGGGGGCCTTTCACGGGGGCGGTGACGTTACGAAGGACGGCGCCTATCTACTAAAGAAGGGTGAGAAGGTCATCTCGTCCGGTGATGAGGCTCCGAAGCGTGACTCTGAGTATCGGCGGGTATATGTCGGACGACAGAAGAAAAAGAGCTGAATGTACCCTGCTGGCTTCAATCCGCTGTGGGTTAAGAGTTCCCCGAGCCTTGATGAGCTTAGGGACTTTCGGCTGACGATTGGTGGTGTCAGACAGCTGACGCCGGATGAGGCAACGGTCGTCAAGTACCTATGCCAGACGAACCTTCGTTTTTTGGTCAACTGTGTTCTTCGGCCATCGTCACGAAAGTTTTTGCCGTTTAACGAACGAGCTCACGGTAAGATCTTTGACTCATTCTTGCGGCCGGATCCGGATAAGGTGTGCGAGGAGTGGAGTCCGATCAAGGAGCGGGTCACCCTGGCGTTCCGGGGTGCGACCAAGTCCACGATCGTCGGCGGCTTCTTGACCCAGGTGATCTTGTGCGACGCGGATATTCGCATCTTGGTCGTGTCGGGCGCGTTAAAGCATTCGAAGACGATCACCCAGCTGGCGCGACAGCCGTTCGTCTCAAACGAGGTGGTCAAACACCTCTTTCCGGAGTGGGCGCTCGAGGAGGTGGACAACGTCGGTGATAACTTTGAGTCACCGCGACGCAACCCGGAGCTCAACCTTCGCGATCCCACCATCTCGATTGGTACGTTTGAGTCAGTCAAGGCGGGCGGTCACTTTGAGCTGCTAGTCTTTGATGACTGTACGAATGAGATTAACTGTGCGACGCCGGAGCTGGTGGAAAAGAATGAACAGCACTATGACGATACCGAGGGGTTGATTGAACCTGGTGGTTATCGTCACTTTTTTGGTACCACCTGGGCGACGGAAGAGACTGACTTGCCGCAGGTGATTAGACAGCGTGGTGAGGAGTACGCGAAAGAACACGACGGTGAGCAAAATACGACGTATGTTGCGATTCCGGTGTGGACGCTCAAAGATCCGTATGATCCGGATGTCATGGAGCGTGATCGTAAGAGTACGCTGCATCCGGATGACGTGAACTTAACATGGCCGGAGAAGTTGACGAGCAAGTTTTTGTGGCCTAAGTATCGGGCGAATCCGCGTAAGTTTAACGGACAGTATTTACTTCGTTGGCGCGGATTGTTCTTGACTGAGTCGTTTACTAAGGAGCTGCTGGAGAGTAGCACACGACCCTTTGCTGAGGGGATGCCGTTTCCGCACGATCGGTTCTTGGTGGTTAACTGTGACATGGGAGGTATCTTTTCGGGTCGGCGGCCTAAGCGCGCGTTTGATTATTCGTGCTTGGTGGCGGCGATGTTCGAGCTAAGTACCCGGCGGGTATTCTTCTATGATGCGATGCTTGAGGTCTTTGTTTCATCTACGGACGCGGCTACTGCGATCGTGCAATTTTTTGCGCGTCAGTTAAAGATTGGTCCCGTGGGCGTGTGCCGGATTGAGGATAATAACGGCATCCGGATGTTGGAAGGGGAGCTTAACTCCACGGCCAAACGACTGGGTGTGCCGCTGCAGATAATGTGGGATCCGGCCGAAAACAAGGAGAACTCAAAGAACATCGCGATTGCGATGTTACTCGGGGCGATGAAGAAGGGTCAGGCGCAGATCTCAAACACGATCCCATATAAGGATGAGATCTATAAGATGTTTGAGAATTGGTCACCGAACCCGGCGTTACGTAGGAAAGACGACGGTCCAGATTGTATGGCCCAAATTTTGAAAGGTTTCTCGGAGCAAATTTTTCCGAATGCGGTGGGGGTCATGCAGTCGAGCGGCAACGAGCATACATTTGCGCCGGAGGTACCGATGGAGATTGACCCACACGCCGGTGAGAGAGAAAATGCGGATATAGCGTGGTTACAGTCAATGACGGTGGCGCATGCTGGATAAGATAACTTGCATCTATGGTCTCTTCGATCCTCGCTCTCCTGATGTCGTCATGTACGTCGGGAAGGGCGGGGAGAAGCGAGCGGCCCATCATTGGAAAGAATTTTTGGCAAAAGGCACAGCCGAAAACGCAAAGCAACGAAGTTGGTTTGAAAAACTTCAAACTGAAGGTATTGAACCAGGCTGGAAGTTTCTTGAGGAAAATGTGGTTGATTGGGAGAGAGCTGAAAAAAAGTGGATTATTTACTGGCAGTTGAACAATCCAAATTTGTGCAATGTTAGAAGCGGCGGAAATCAAGTATCTCAGCACCATTCAAAGTTAGGCGGTCGGACTACCCGGGATCTTCATCCAAATTTATTTAGTGAGATGGGAAAAAAGGGAGGAATTGTCGGGGGCTTACGAGTTTATGAACTTCATTTTGAATTAATAAATAGGGCCTTATCAAGGGGGCGCAAAAGAGCTCATGAATTACACCCCAACTTGGGAAAAATAAGTGCTCATGTCCGTTGGCATGTTAACCGTGGTATTTTTCAGCCAAAGTGTGAGCTGTGCCAGGAGGCAAAAATAAATGTTGCTTCCGCAGCCTAATGATCTTCACCAGCCGCTTAATCAAGTACCACAGGATTTTAAGCTCCCGACGGAGACGGGAAAAGATAACAAGGAGTTGACGAAGGATGACCTAGCCCTGGCGCTAGTCATTCAGGACTGTCAGCGCGCTGAGAAGTTCGTGATGGCTCGGCTTTGGCTGTCGGAGTGGCGGATCGCTAAGGCGCTCTATGAGGCAGCGGTAAAGCAAGAATACTGGCGGGACACGCTCGTTCCGCGCGCGTCAAATGCGTACCCCCTGGTGGCACAGCACGTTCGCGCGATTCTCGACCAGACGATGAGTGCGCTGTTTCCGGAGAATCCGCCGTTTGCGATTGATCCGACAGAGGGCACCCCACGACAAGTGGCTCGGGGTTGGGAGTCGATCGTCGGGTACCAGCTGCGTCAGGTGGGATTCAAGGCCCAGTTACGGTTGATTTCTAAGGATGGGTTGATCTTTGGGACGGGCATCGGCAAGTACGGCTGGGAAAAATTTCCGCGAAAGAAGAGAATTTATCGTCGCGCGCAAAGTCCGGCTAAGATTCCTGGAGTTAAGGGCCTGCCTGACCAAACGTTGCACACCACCGAGTCGGATGAGCTTGAGGAGTTAGAGTTTGAAGAGATGGTGTCTCGGCCGTTCTTTACGCGCTGTGAGATCAACCACGTGTTGGTTAGTCCGGGATTGCGACAGCCTGATATTCGTCGGGCGGGATACGTCGAATATCGTGATTATATGACGATCCGTGATCTCAATAAGCTGCGTGACTTTGAGGGTTATAACATTCCGACGGAGACAGAGCTTAAACAGCTGGCGGCACCGCCAGCTGAGCAAGCGCCGAGCTCGGTGGTCGAGTCCGAGACGACGGCGTTTCCGGCGCAGGGACACCGGGCGTTGCCTCGCTACCTTGATGAGAGTGAAGATCCGCTGGATCACAAGTTGGAGGTTCTCGAGCGTTGGTCAAACGACACGGTCATCGTGGCCTTGCAGCGTAAGAAGATAATTCGTAACGAGAATAACGAACTGGGTGAGATTCCATTCTTAAGCTGCTTTTGGGATGATATTCCGGGAACGTTCTACGCCTTCGGCATCCCACGACGGATTGGCAGCGTTCAAACACATATCCAAGGTCTGCGTAACTTGCGCCTTGATGACATCAACTTGAACTTACAGAACGTGTGGCTCGAGAAACAGGGAACAAACTTGACGGGTCAGCCGATCCGGATGTATCCGGGCGCTCGGCACAAGGTTACTGACCCTGAGGGCATCAAGCCGCTTATTAAGCAGCCTGTTCTTGCTGAAGCTTACCGAGAGGAGTCGGTTTTGACGGCCGACGCGGAGAAGACGACGGGGGCTCAGGAACAGACGGTGCAGGGTGCGATGCCTGAGCGGGGGCGTAGCTCCATGGGACGAACTGCCACTGGGGCTGGAATCATCGGGGGAGCGTCGAGTGGGCGAATCCAGAGCTACGTGGACTGTATTGTCGACCAGGTGTTCATCCCATTTTTATACGCGTTACTTCACATGGACCGCCGGTTTCTTGAGCCAAAGCTGATACGACAGATCGTAGGCCCGACGTTGTGGGAGGCGATGGACGCGGACCATGATGGTGACCTGCTGGTTGACATGTGCAATGCGACGGACATCAAGTTTGTGATGAGTGCGGGTGTTAGCATCGCAGCCCGCCAAAAAATGGCGGCGTCTCTACCGCTACAGATGCAGATGTTCTCAACCCCAGCGTTCCAACAGGGTTTGTCGGAGTCCAAATATAAGGTAAATTGGCTTGAAATGGCTCGTCGTGACGAACAAGCTACTGGTTGGAAGTCGCAAGAGGATATCTTTATACCGTTGACGCCGGAAGATATCCAGAGTCGAGCGGCCCAAAATCCTGAGGTGTTAAAAGCTCAGGCGACCCAGCAGCGTATTGCACAGCTGCATAAGCAAAATAAAGATCTTTCACAACAAGAGCACCAGCAGAAGATGTCGCAGATTGATGCGAAGGGGCTGGCAAACGCGGGAGAGACGATTATTACACGTTCAATTGAGCGCGCGGCCGAGCGTGAAGAGATGAAAGAGATTTCGGGAAGTCTGGTAGGGGTATAAGATGGCCACGGCGAAGACTACACTTGGCAATATCAATGATTCTTTAGAGCAGTTTGATTTGAACTCGCCGCTGACTGAGGAGGAGTTGAGAGTTGCGGGTATGTTAACCGTACTTCCCAGCATGCGTCGTGACTCAATTGAGGCTACACCGGTCTTGCAAGACATTGAAGATCCGGGTGATGACACTTCGGTTGACGTGGTCGCATCATTTGTTAACCGCGATGACTACAACGCGCAGTACGCTCATTACATGCGGTGTCAGGCGCTTGCGGCGCTGGTGGCTTTTACTGATGGCTGGAAAAGCTTTGAGGAGATGGTGCTTAAGACCTATGTGAGCGCACGCCGACTGGAGAACTCGGGTTATAAGGGTGATGATCCGAATAAGGCCTTCTCGTTGCGTATTAGGGAGCAGACGGCTGAGGACTTCATGCGTTTCATCAAGGTGATGATTAACGAGGCGATTACCACGCCCAAACCGACTTTAGCAGCGAAGAGGTAGAACCGACCCGGGCCGGATTGCGCGGGAGAGGAGATATAAGATGGGTAAGGTAGGAGAGGTTCTTAAGTTCAGGGATGGTGGTCCGTCAGTTGATGAAGCACGTAAGGCGATGTTTGCGGCCAAGGAGGCCCCCAGTGGGTTGTCGGCGAAGAATGCAGTGGCTGTACCAGCAACTCCTGTTGTTGTGGTACCTGCCCCTTTGGAAGTAAAACCAGCTGTGGTTTCTTCGGTGGTCGCTGACGTGATCGAGTCCGAGTTTGAGGAAGAGATAGCACCGGTCGCAGCGCCTATCACTGCTCCTGCGGTTGTTGTTACGCCCGCGGTTGCTCCTAAGGTTGAGCGGGTCGAGACGGATCAGTTTGTCGGAGAGATCAAGCAGGAGGGTGGAAAGTGGGTGGCTGAGTTACGGTATAAGATCAGCGGGGGCACTGAGCGCTTTTTCGCCAACACGAAGAGCGAGCTGATGCTGAAGCTCCTGGAGGGTAAGGGACACGCGACGGTGCGAGTCAACAAGGCCGTGCGGCGTGAGAAGCTGGGTTGGTCAGAGCTTGACCGGCAGTACCAGCTGCCTGACGGTGTTTCAACCGAAGACTTTGAAAAGATGGACGGAAAGGCGCAGGACGCTCTCCTGTGGACTATCGCCACGCAAAATGTTTTGGATTTTCGCGAGGCGCATCCTGAGTTTTATCGTGATCCTGATGGTTTCAACTCTCAGAAGCTCAGTGACTTTTTGGGAAATAATAAGCTTCCTATTACGCTCCGCAACCTGGAGTATGCCTTCGAGGAGCTGACCGAGGGCAATCAGTTGAAGGTTCGCGAGAGTAAGCCGGTTGAGACGCCGGTTACATCGACTTTGGTATCACCCGCATCTTCATCTGCACCGGCCCGGACGGATTCCGTGCCGGTAGTTACAGAGCCACCCGCTGCACCCGCGGCGGTATCGGCTCCTGTGATTCCTGCGGTGACGGTGCGCAAGAGAGGGACCACGGGCCTGCGACCGGGAGACTCCAGCTCACCAACTGAGCCGGGATCTTCAGGGGACGGTGGCGAGCCGCGTAAACTCTCAGAAGCGGAATTGCGAAAACTCCCGATGTCCGAGTTAAAGCGGATTGCTGATGCGGACAGACGGGCGGCTAGCGCTCAGCGATAACGCCAGGTCCTTTGAGTCCTGGTATCTTTGTGTGAGGTGACAAAAATATGCCCAGTAATGCTGCGGCAAGTTTTGTCATTGGCTCCACTCTTCCTTCAACGCAGGCCGTCTATTACGATCGCCTGGCGGTGAGGTCGTTGTTTGCGCACCTGGGTTTCCAGGGTCTGACTGCAGAACGTCAGATTCCGAAGAACGCAGGCCGAACGACTCAGATCTACACCTATAACCTCGCTCCTTTCACGGCGAACGTTTCGGCTGCAGGTCTTGACGTCGGCGGCGGTGTAAGCGACACTCCTCCTCCGACAGCGACCGAAGGCGCCGTGGGCACACCGATCACACCGACTGAGGCGAGCATCCAGGCAACTCTGGGACAGTATGTTGACTACGTCAACGTATCTGACTTCGCCCTGGCGGTTGACATCGGAAAGCCACTCGAGCAACTCAGCGAGATGCTGGGTTATCGTGGCGCGCTCGTGGTTGACACTTTGATCCAGCAAGGTTATGATGCGGCTGTTTCAACAGACTCGACCGCCAGCGTACAGGTGCCCGACGGATCGTTCGTAACGCGTGCGGTGATCAACACCGCCGTAGCGACGATTCGCGGAAAGAACGGTCGGCCGTTCGCCGGCGGCAGGCATCGCGGGATCATGCATCCCTACATCCTGTCCGATGTGGCGAATGATTTGACCGCGAATGGCGTGCTTGACACGGAGAAGTTTACCCGTGAAGGACAGAAGTGGATCGAAGCAGGACTCGCAGAAGATAATGAGATCATTCCGCTCGCCGGAGTTGATTTCGTTATGTCGACCAACGTTCCGTTGATCGCCAACTTACCAGCTTCTGGTAAGTCGTCTTATGCGACCTATATCAGTGCGGATGAGATGATGTTTTCGATTGCGCTCGGCGGGTTCGAAGATGTTCCCGATGAGAGCAACTTTAAAGCGAACATCTATCAATTCGCGCCGAACAGCTTTGATCCGGGTGGAGAAATCGGTGGGGCGGTGAGCTACAACTTCGAATATGGAGCACTTGCGGCGTAATCCGCAAAGTGAAATTCTCTCTGATTGACTCGAACGCTGAGATGCCAACGAGGCGGAAGGTTGAAGTTAACCACCGTGAGAGACTGAGCGAGAGGACACCCGTGAGGGTGATGCAACAGTCCGAGCCTACAGAAAAAAAGAACTGTAGGAGCTAGGCAGAAATGACCTGGCTTTCTAAAGAGGAAACGATGATTGAAACTATAGATGTCGTGGACAGTTATATCAAAAGCGGCGGGATGTTTTGTCGTGGAGGATCTACCTGTCCCAAGTGTGGAAGCAAGCGCGCTCACTGTTCTGGCTATAAGCGTGGTTGGTTCTGCAAGACATGCAATAATACCAATCGTCGTGAGGGGTATAAAAAGGAAGAAAATTTTAGGGAAGTGATGCTTCATAGCGCTAAGATACGTGCGCAAAAGAAGAATCTTCCCTTTAATCTTGAATTGGATGACATCGTTATCCCGGATGTTTGTCCAGTTTTAGGAATACCTCTCAAAACAGGAACAAGAAAAGATCACTGGGATGCTCCAACACTTGACCGGATTTTTCTGGATAAAGGTTATGTGAAGGGCAACGTGGTGGTTATCTCCTGGCGGGCTAACTTCATCAGGGGTAACGCAACCCTTGATGAACTTGAAAAAGTTTTAGCCTACTCTAAAGAAATAACATCCTGCAAATTTGTAGTCACGCCGCGTCCTGCTGCGGGGGGCACTGTTCTCCCCTTCCGGCGCATTTTGTCGGAAACTGCGGTAGCCTAAAGCTATCACGTCGGTCGAGAGCGCTTCTCGATAGGCTCAGTCAAGCCTGACATTGACTTTGTTGGTGTGGAGCGGGCTTCCTCCCCCGCTCCGCGCCGCAATTTTTTTTTTGCGGGGAGTAAAGATGGCTTTAACCGACAGCTATGTAAAAAAAGGTTTCGAGCCCGGCGACGAGTTCGAGGAACAGCGAAAAGCTGATCTCCTGGAGGAGATGGGCATCACCCAGTATGACGTTGACAAGCTGAAAAAGATGCAGCTCAGCGCAGATGAGGCGGTCTGTGCAAAAAAAGAGGAGCTGGAATCTATCCGGCAGCATAAGTCTCGCAAGGAGCAGTGGGAGGAGTTCGTTGACGTAAAGCGACGCCTGGGTCGTGTTCTTCACCACTCAGAGATCGTTCGTCGCTTGCGAACGGTCGTTCCCAACCTGCTGGTCTGTCGCGGTGGACAGGCGAACCGCATCGGGTTATACGTGCTGCGCAATACGCCGATTACAGAGATCCAGGGCTATCCCTTGTGGAATCGTAAGATGGACTGGGTGGACTGTCCATATTTTATTTCCTGGTTAGAACTCGGTGATAACCCCGAGTATGAGATCGACCTGGTAAACGACGTTCAGGTAGCGGTCGGACAGCGACGCGGTTGGCGGAGTTTATTGCTACGGTTAATCGCGCGTCGAAAAAGTCACTGTAAGGAGTGTGAGCAGTACGATCCAAAGGGCTTTAAGGCGCACCCACATCCGGGATTGAAGGGTCGACCAACGTCGATCATCAGCGCACTCCAGGCGGAGGCAGCCTTCGGTCATCCGACCAACGGACCGACGGCTAGTAACTATCGTCGGCAGTTGTGGGAATTTTATAACGGTGTTAGGTAGCAGAACGGTGTTCGTGCGTTACTGGGAGAGCGTCACCTTCCCAAACCAACTCGACCCGCGGGAGAAAAAGTAATGGATCCGAACAAGAACCAAGACGTCGTGGCTAAGGTTAGCACTCCGTTGACGTTTACCACCGAGCAGCTTCTTCAGTTGCTGCTCAAGACACAGACTGACCTAGCCGAGTCGCAAAAGCAGCTGGCTGAGGCGATTCTCGAGAGCCGCAAGCCGTACGTGGACCCCAAGGTCCTGGAGCAGAAGCGCAAGGACCTCGAGGAGCGGCACAAGCAGATCGCGCTAGAGTTGCGACAGAAGCAAGCGACCAAGAGAATCTGTCCGCACAAGCGGGAGAATGGCACCTACAACATAAAGTGGCATGAACATTCGAATCACATCACCATGGGTGTATGCGGTACTTGTCGTTCGGAGTTTGACACGCGCAATCCGGATGACTTGCGGTTGTTGCGTGATGACCTGAAGTCGATCAAGAATATGGCGCGATCTGGTCCTCATGCTATGCGCGGAGCGATGGTTGAAGCGTGATGGCGAAGAAGGACGTTAATGTTGTTACATCACTCGTGGGGAAGGGTCTTGAGCGGGAGTATCTCCTGCTCAAGGACCTCCTCAGTTCGCACGACGTCTATACTGTCGGAATCCATTATTGTAATTGGGCAAATGCGACATTGGTGCGGGCTGACATAAATATTTTTTTGGAGGTCGTTCACCCGCTGGCCTTTAGTTTATCACGAGAAAATTGGCTGTTTCCAAACAGCGAGTGGTGGGACGCTCGAAACAATCAATTCCTAGATCGGTTTACAAAGATCTGTTGTAAGACGCTTGACTGTTACCGCATCTGGTGCCAGAAGGTAGGACCGCAAAAGTGCGTGTACACTGGCTTTGAAGCGCGGGATCTTTATCGTCCGGACGTGACCCGGGAGAATAAATTTCTTCACGTCGCCGGGGAGAGCGAGTTCAAAAATACTGAGGCGGTCGTCGGGGCCTGGAAGATGGGCAACTGGTCGTACAAGCCGCTTCCGCTGACGGTGGTCACACGCCAGAAGAAGTACCAGAACCTGTGCGAGGGTGTCCCGGGTGTGACGTGTATCGTACGCGCGTCGGAAGAGGAGCTCGTGCAGCTGATGAACTCGCACCGGTTTCACCTCATCCCGAGCGCCTATGAGGGCTTTGGGCACATTCTCAACGAGGGGTTGGGTTGCGGCGCCCTGGTGATTACCACTGACGCTCCGCCCATGAGTGAGTTCGCGGGGGTGCAGCGAGACTGGTCGGTGTCTGTAACGACTCGGACGGAGCGGGCGCTAGCACAGCTTAGCCACGTTACGCCGGTGGGGGTACAGGTGGCTTGCGGTAAGGCGATTCAGGCGGCTGACAGCGGCGAGTTTGTCGGGGATAACGGTACTGACCTAGGCCGTGGTTCGCGTTCAGGCTATGAGGTGCGAAAGGCTTTTTTGGCCTCACGCGAGTCGTTCCGTAAGACGTTTCTTTCTCTGGTGGGTGTGCCGTGAAGAGCGAAGTTCCGCCGAACACGCAAGCGGCCATTGAGCACCTGATCCAGGTGGCGCTGGAGGAAAAGGTAGTGATTGCGGGTTTCGCTTTCTCAATTGAGCCGCCGTCGATCGTTAACTTTGGAAATTGTCGTGACGCCGGTGAGTTGAGGCTATTTACGATGTTGTGTCAGACGATCAACGAGAAGAAGTCACTGGGCCAAGTCATAGTACAGATCGTTGAGAGGCCCGTGTGACGCTCAACTGCGTATGGTCAGAAACAAGTTTGGACCCAGATAACCGTTCGCACTACGGTATGGCCACTCTGGTGAATAATTCTCTCGACAAGGCCGAACTTGGTTTCGTCCACCGAAATGGTTTCAAGCAACTTCCAGCTGACGTGGACGGCGCGGTGGTCATCATCCACGGTTCACACCAGTTGACTGATGTTGATGCGGTCGTGGGAGATATCTTAAGACTTAAATGGTCCGTCTCGATCGTAATCTGTGATGAGGAGGGTGTCTTTCCGATCAACCGCTTGACGGGATTGCGAAGAAAAGTCTGGATCCAGATGCCAATACCGAAGGTACATGACATCGCGGACCGTCGACTTATCTGTGGTTATCCGAATGACGCGCCAGTATATTTGCAGCATTGTCAAAAGGAGATGAAAGAAAGACCGCTCAACTGGTTTTACTCGGGACAGGTGAACCACCAACGGCGGCGGGAGTGCATCGCCCAGTTGAAGATGACCAACCACGGTTTTCTCTTCGAGTCTCCTACGTTCTGGGGAGGGTTACCCCGAGACGAGTACTACCAGAAGTTAGCGTCGTGCAAGGTCGCGCCGTGCCCGTCAGGCGCCGCGACACCGGACACGTTTCGGGTCTGGGAGTCCCTGGAGGCAGGTTGCGTTCCGGTTGTGGAGGACAAGTGGCCACCGTTCTTTCCACGCTTAGGCGGGTACGGACAGACGGGCTACTGGAAGCTGGTGTTAGGCGAAGATCCCCCGTTTCCGGTCTTGACCGACTGGCGGGATTGGCCCGCGCTGATCGATCAGTCGTTGCGTGACTGGCCCGTGAACCGGGATCGATTGCAAGAGTGGTGGAAGGGTTATAAGGCCAAGATGACGCGGTGGCTTGAGGAGGACGTCAATGCTGTTAGATAATGAGGTGACCATTCTCATTCCCACGTCTCCCATTCCTCGTCACCCTGACACGGGACTGATCGAGCAGTGTGTAAGCTCGATCCGTCATTATTTTTCTACGGCTCGGGTCATCATCATGGCGGATGGTGTTCGTCCCCAGGTTGAGCACCGTCGTCAACAGTATGCGGAGTACTTGGAACGGTTGAGCCGGCTGTGCGGGGAACAGAAGTTAGGAAATACGATACTTAAGATATTTTCAAGCCACAGTCAACAAGCGGTCATGACGCGAAATACGCTGCACCACGACGTGACGACGCCGCTCATCCTATTCGTCGAGCATGACGCGATCTTGCGGCCAGATCCGCCGATAAATTTTGACGCTATATTTTGGCAGCTGTTGAACGGCGGCGTCAACCTCGTACGATTTTACAACTGGGACGATATCTGGCATGAACACCAGTACCTGATGCGTGATGAGCTCTCACACGACGGTGCGCGCTTCGTCAAGACAGTTCAGTACTCGCAGTGGCCCCTGGTGTCGCGCACTGACTACCACGTCGAGCTGTTGAAGCGTAGTATTCCGGAACACGCTCGAACGATGATCGAGCCGGCGGTCTACTACCAGGTGGCGGCCCAGGACTGGGAGGCCAACAAGCTCGTGATCTATCTTGACGGTCATCGGACGTTTACTCATATTGACGGCCGAGTTGATGAGGCCACTGGTCAGAAAGATCCGGCGGAGTGGTGATGAAGCCAATTAGGACATTCTTACAAGAAGACGGGTCACGACGGTATCAGGTGCTAGCGCCTGACTTCATCGCTGAGCGAGAGGACTACCCGCACTACGAGAAGGATCGGTTTGCCTCCATGGAGGTAAACTTAAAGAAGGGTGATGTGCTGTTTGACGTCGGGACCGAGACGGGATGGCAGTCAGCGATTTACGCGCGATTCGTGGGCGCCGAGAACATGTGTTTGTTTGAGCACGTGCCGGAGCTGTGGCCGACGATTAAGCAGGTCTGGGATGCCAACTCGTTGCCCCTACCCCTGGCGACCTACTGTGGCTTCGTCAGTAACCGGACCACCCAAGCATATCGTCCGCTCGGCGGCCCCTGGCCTGATGAGGCCGTTACCGGTGAGCCCCTAACAGACTTCTCGACGTGGTCGACGATCCACGCGAACACTGCCGGTCCTGAGGTCACTGTCGACCGGTTCGTCGAGGTCATCGGTCGAGCGCCGAAGGCGTTGACGATTGACGTGGAGGGCGCGGAGTTTAGGGTGATACAAGGAGCGCTTCAGACATTGGCTAACCATCGGCCGCTCGTTTGGGTCAGTCTTCACCCTGATCTTCGTATGAAGAGTTTCGGCGCAAGCAAGCGAGCCGTTCGAGATCTGATGGAGAGCGCCGGCTACTGGGAGCAGTACCTCGGCGTGGATCATGAGGAGCACTCATTTTTTTATCCCGAAGAGCGGCAAGACTCTGTCGTTCTGGTTGACAGCCCCTGGGGAACCTACGGTACCCGGCACGAGAGCTTCGAGGAGAAGATCCCAAATTGGAAAGACTGTTCGGGGATGCCCTATGCGAAGGCTTGGGGCGCGAATGATTAAGCTTCTTATCACCGGCCGGACCAGCTTTATCGGTGGACACTTCGTCGAGCACTTACTGTTAAACACCGATTGGGAGGTGTATTCTATCGAGCGGTTGCCAGTGAGACTGGCCGGCTCATCTCGGGTTCACCAGCTGTTCCATGATATCCGGGCCGAGGTGCCCGCTCAGATCATCGAACAGGTAAAGGATGTTGACTATTTGATTCATCTTGCGGCGGACGTTAGCGGGGTCAAGTCACTGACTGACCCAAAACTGAGTGTCACGACCAACGTGGTGGGAACTTTTAACGTCTTGGAGTTGGCGCGAAAGCTGCCCAACCTTGAGAAGTTCGTGCAGGTCTCCACCGGTGAGGTGGTCGGCGCGATGCCGTTTCCGTTTTTCGCGGACGAGAGCGCGCCGTTGCGACCGTCCAACCCGTACGCGGCGTCTAAGGCCGCAGCTGAGGCGCTAGTGAACGCTTATCGAGTGTCGTTCAACGTGCCAGCGATTATCGTTCGTTCGATGAATGTGTTTGGACCGGGACAGTCTGCCGAGCGTTTCGTACCGATGGTGGTTAAGATGATCCTTGAGGGACAGTCTTTTGCGTGTCACGTCGATCAACACGGAAGTTACGGCTCACGAAATTGGTTGCACGTGAGACACCTGGTGAGAGGACTCCACCAGGCACTTAAGCAAGGAAACGTTGGCGAGACGTATCACATCGTGGGACCAGAGCGAAACAACTATGAGGTGGTTAATCTCTTAGCGAAGTCTTTGGACCGACCGGCCACTTTTAGGGCCGTCGTTCCTGGTCCGTCACATGACCACCGGTATGCTTTGCAAAATACTAAGATTGGCCTTAACTTTGATTGTCATCTTGATGAGGACTTAGCGAGTACGGCTAGGAGCTATCTGTGAGTAGCTTCCTCGTCACCGGCGGTTGTGGGTTCGTGGGGTCTCACCTCGTAGAGGAGCTGCTGGCCCAGGGACACCACGTTACGGTGTTAGACTCGCTGACTTACGCGGGTTCGCTGCGAAACATCGCGCACTTATCAAGTCCGCGACTCGAGTTTGTGTATCATGATTTTAGCCACCCGCTGCCAAAGCTTAGGCACTTTGACTATGTAATTCACAACGGCGCGGAGTCGCACGTGCTGCGGTCATTGACAGATCCGGGCTTGTTCGTACAATCGAATGTGATTGGCACACTAAACTTATTGGAATGGGCTCGTTTTGAAATGCCTGACAAGTTTGTGTATGTTTCAACCGATGAGGTGTTTGGCCCGGCGGGTGATGAGCCTTACCATGAGGGCGACCGGTTGAAGCCAACTAACCCGTACTCGGCGACCAAAGCCGGTGGAGAATTTTTGGTGCGAAGTTATTTTCGCTCCTTCGGCGTGCCGGCGCTCATCACCCGGACGATCAACATGTTTGGTGAGCGGCAGCATCCGGAGAAGTTCGTGCCGTTAGCTATTAAGAAAATCTTGGCGGGTGAGGTGGTTGACATTCACGCCCACGAGGGCGTGGTTGGGTCACGTCAGTGGGTGTATGCGGGCGGGCAGGCTAAAGCCCTAGCTTGGTTGGCTGAGAACGGTGAGCCCGGGAAAGCCTATCACGTGTCGGAGGGTGTTTGGAAGTCAAACCTGGAGGTGGCGCAGCTGATCGCGCAGATATTGGACTTGCCGTTAAATTACCAGTTGAAAGAGTACGCCTGGAGCGGGCATGATTTTAGCTACAGCATCAGTACGAGGGGTACACCGGAGCACGTGAACTGGAAGATGAACGATAGCTTTGAGAAACTGTTCGAGAAGACAGTTCGTTGGTATGTTGACAATCCGGGGTGGCTCGCGTGAAGATCGTGTTCTTAGGAAATTTTGGCCCGGTGCACTCGACCGAGTCTCACCACGCGTGGACGTGGGAGAAGTTGGGACACCAGGTCGTGCGGCTACAGGAGAATCAGGCCACGTCGGACGAGGTGGTTCGCGCGTGTCAAGGCGCGCAGCTATGCCAAATTACACACACACACGGTTGGAGCTTACCGGGATTGCTATCAGGTGAGTCGATGCTGGCGGCGATTCACGCGCTGGGCGTGAAAACGATGTCTTATCACCTCGACGTTTACTGGGGTTTGAACGCTTGGGACAAGCGTGAAGATAACATCGGCAAGCATCCTTCGTGGAAGGTGCAGTACTTCTTTAGCACGGTAGGCGACCGGGATGAGGACTTTCGCAAGCGAGGTGTTAACCACCATTGGTTGCCGCCTGGCGTGGTCGAGTATGGTTGTTATGAGGGAAAGGCTTATGACTCGATCGATGTGGGGTTTGCAGGTAGCATAAACTACCATCCAGAGTACCCCTGGCGTAAGACGATGGTGGAGGCGCTTCAGAAGAACTACGGTCCGCGATTCCGGGTGTTTCAGGGCCGTCGGGAACAGGACCTTAACAACTTGTACGCGTCAGTGAAGGTTCTGGTCGGAGATCACTGTTTCGCTGGTCAGCCAAAGTATTGGTCAGATCGTTTGCCCGAGACCTGCGGCCGGGGCGGCTTTATCGTCTATCCGAAGACGGAAGGGATGACGATCCCGACGGCGACCTATGAACCGCAGAACGTGGGTGACCTCATTGCGAAGATCGACTATTACTTAGGACACGTGGTTGAGCGTGAGGAGATTCGCAAGAGGTGCTTCGAGCACGTGAAAGCGCATGATACGTATACTCACCGGTTGCAAGAAGTGCTGAAGGTGATGGGCCTTGCGGCGTGAAGATCTCTCTGTGTATGCCCATCTTCGGAGCGGCGCGAGCCCAAGTTTTTTGTGATGCGGTCTACTCGATCTTGCTGCAGGGGTACGATGACTTCGAGCTGGTCGTTCAGGACGGGAACGTTGAGAAGCCGTTGGCGGAGGTTCCTGCTGTCCGACGCGTTTTGGACCTTTTGGAAGGTCATCTTCGCTATTCTTGCGGGCGTGACTTGGGCATCTTTGACGCGTTGAATAGGTCGTTACGACGGGCTACCGGTGAAATTTTATACTTCATGTGCTCGGATGATTTACTTTGCCCAGGAGCGCTTACGGCCGTGAACGGGGTCTTCACCCAGGAGCGCTTCGGTGGGCCCTATTGGTTGTACGGGAAGACGATATCGGCGGACATCACGGGAAAGTCGCTCGGTGTCGATGGAGCACCAATAACCTATGACCAGCTCCTGGAGCACAACCGCATCGGTCAGCCTAGCGTGTTTTGGAACCGGGGCATGATGGAGTTGGCGGGAAAGTTTGACCCGCGGTATAAGCACGCCGGAGACTACGACCTGTGGTTACGTTTTTGGGCGCGGCGAGAGCCCTGGTTCTTGGGTCAGACGCTCGGGATATTTCGGCACCATGACCAGCAGAACACGAGCGTGCAGGTCGCCGCGGTGGAAGAAGAGGCCCGTAAGATCTCGGTTCGGCACCGAAGCTTCGGAGAACTAATTAAGCGGTCTCGCAACACCTTTGCGGTGAATCAATTTTATCGGGATGGGGCTCCGGAGAGCGTGAACTAGACGATGGCGACCACGATTAAAATTTCGGACACACTGGCCTGGATCGCAGCCTTTATCGTTCAACGGCCGACGACCGGTGTGGGCAATATCCCCAACGAGCCCGGAATGACGGCGGCCAACAAGGTGATGCAGACCATCCAGGCACCACCGTTTCGCTGGAGCTGGAACCGGGTCGAGAACTCGACGATCGTCTGCACGCCGGGTGTCACTGACTACGTCGTCTCCTTAGCGAACTGGGGCTGGCTTGAGAAAGCGTCAGCTTTCTTAAGCACCAACAACCCGCCGACGTTCACCCTGGAAGTTTCGCAGGTTATCGAAAAGGAGACCAAGCAGGCACAGGTGCAGAAGGTCGCGCCGATCCTAGACGACAACGCTGGCAATATCACCTTTCGGCTGTCGCCGGCCCCGGACCAGGCCTACGCGATCACGCTAATCTACCAGAAGGCGGCGATCCTCGCGACCACTCTAGGTGCGACCACCTGGGCGCCGATCCCCGACCGGTACGCGTTTCTCTACGAGCAGGGCCTGCTGGCGCACATGCAGGGAATTTACTCACCGCAGCTTTATGGATTTAGCCTCGAGATGTTTTTCCGGCAGCTTGTGGGCGCCGCTGAAAGTTTGACAGAAACTGAAAAAGCTATCTTCCTGGAGGACCAGTTGCGGATTCTTCGTACTCAGGGCAACTCTCAGCTGTCGATGACGCAAGGAAAGCAGTCGAGGTTATAAGATGCCTAGCACAAATTCTTCAACACTTACCGCGCAGCTGCTGGTCAACTACGCGCGCACGTTTCCCTGGGCTACGCCGGTGGTGGGGATAGCGGGCTATACCGATCAGCCGGCGGTGTCATTCCTCGATGAGGTCGTTAAGAAGATCTTGGCGAAGACCAACCCGTGGAAGTGGAACGCGGCGAAGTTTCCGGCGATTCAGACACAACCTTACCAACAGGACTACCCGACGTCGATCAGTCAGAACGTGATGGGTTGGCTGCAGGCGGCGGTGATCGCGGACATTAATAACACGGCTAATCCGATCCCGATCTTGCCGATCAATACGGTGCACAGCCTACTTCCCACGATGATCACGGGTCGGCCACAGAAGGTGTCGTGGGTCGCAAATGCGATCGCACTGACCGCGGTGTGGGGTCGCGGTCGGCCCGGTGATCCGGGGCCTAACGTTCCTTACATTGACCCGCTCGTGCTAAACGGCGGAGGCCCGAGCAACAACCCGCTGACGGCGATCACCGACGCTAACAATAATATACTGTTGGTGACTACCTATGGGATGACTGGAACTGTCGCACCGCTGGCCTCGGTCGGCGCGGCGGGGGGTACGACAGTAGTTGATGGGACGGTCGTGTGGACGGTGCAAGATCCTAATGGCGTTGCGTTGCGCGTGGACGCCCTGGCGACCTTTCAGTCGGTCGTGTGGGAGCTGCGTGTTTTGTACCAGAAGAAGCCGCCCAACATCACGACGTTGCAACAGACGGTTGCGCCGATTCCGGATGACCTTAACTACCTGGTGAAGCAAGGTTTTCTCGCCTACTGTACGAAACAGAGTATCGCGCGCGCGAGTAACTTTGCGGGGGAGTACGCTCAGTGGCTGGAGGATATTCAGAGCGCGATGGAGAGTTCGGACCGTGAGTACCAAGAGTTCGGATTCTACCCGGCGCAGCCGATTCAGGGCGGGGCTAGCGAATCAGGCGGAAGCGGCACGTGGGGTTACCCGGGATGGCCAGGATGGAGCGTGGTCTTAATATGAATCTACAACAACTTGCCCAACGGGATAAATTTTTATGCGGTATCTGCAAAGGGTCAGTAGATATGTCTCTTTGTTTTCCTCATCCCGCTTCACCAAGTACTGATCATATAGTTCCTAGAGCTGGCGGAGGAACTGATGATCCAATAAATTTGCAATTAGCTCATTTTCATTGTAACAGGAAGAAAAGTGTTTATGCCGCTCCAAAAGGAATGAACCCAACAAAATTAGTCGAGGATGTGGTAGCTTATGCTGAAGCGGCCAAAAAACAGCGTGAAGCTGGAAGTAGGGGTGGTTTTAGACTAAAAAAACTTTACCCAGAGTTAGCAAAAGAATTGGGAAAAAAGTATGGGCCATTGGGCGGTAACCGTTCGTATGAGCACACCAGTAGGGTGGGAAAGATTGGAGGTTTTAAGGGGAATAACGGAGGATCTACAAAAGGTGGTCTTAACCAAAACTCTCAAGCTGTTTTGGCCAAATACCGAACTTCAGAACACCAACGACAGGCTGCTTTATCTGCCCGTCATAACCAATGGCATATTCGTCGTGATAAATTTAATTATGAGTGCCAATTATGCCATCCCGATTTTTTTGACATTTGGGAGGGACAAGCTTGTTATCAGTAGTTATCACCACCCATCACGATGCGGCTACCTGCTACCTAACGGTCTTCGCGGTGAAGGCTCAACTGGAGGCCCATGGCCTAGCGCACGAGATCATCGTCGTCGCGGACGGCGGTACCGAGCAAAAGTGGGAGAACGCCGGCGTGACGTGTCTGCGGGTCAACACGGGTTCACCGCAGGGATCACGTGACTTAGGAATTCGGGCTGCGAAGTATCCTGACGTTCTGGTCCTCGAGTCCCACGTGATCGTTAGCGACATCGGCAAGTTACTGCTAGAGCACCAGTATCTTAAGTCGGCGATTACCTTTCCGGTGCGAAAAGCCGAGGGCCCAGATATGTTTGATGTTTACGCCCATGCGACGGACTGGGACGGCGACTTGTGGCACAAGCGGCTGATTTACTCGCCGGTTCGAAGTGGCACACATTGGGTAGCGCAGTTTGGCGCGTCTTGCTTTATGCTTGACCGTAACTGGTACCTAGAGTCAGGCGGTTATACCGATTTACTCACAGGTTGGGGCGGTGAAGAATCTTTTCTACCGCTAAAAGCCTGGATGTTGGGCCGAGAGGTCTGGCAGGTGCCGAGCGTGGCTCATTACCATTACTTGACTCCCGGCGCCCACGCGGATAAGCCTTTTCTCGAATCTAACCTGGCGATCGTGGGATATGTCATCGCGGGACGAAAGAAACCAAGCTTGAAGATCACGCCACAAATTGAGGCTGAGCGGCAACGGATTTGTCATGGTCCGTTCGCGGGTGACCTTGACAGGTTACGTGCGCGTCTCCGACTGAAGGAGGTGCCGTATGCCTGATAATACTCTACTTGAGCTTCATGGAGCGCATGCGGACACGAGACATACTCCCTTAGCCACGATAAAGTTTATTGGGGGTCTACAGACCCAACGGTCGCCGTTCGCTTCGATCGATACACGGTACAACTCAAAATTCTTGGGAGGTAAGCCCGACGCGTTGATTGACGGTAGCAACTGTGAGATCTCAAATTCGCTGACGCTGCAACGTCGGTTTGGCTTAACAAACTACGGTCCGGCGATTCCGGCGCCGTTGACTTTCTTCGAGTGGAAGTCATCGGCCCCGCCGGGGTTACAGACCGTTGTTGATACGCCGACGGCCGTTTATACTTATAGTCCTACGTTTTCGGGCATCTTATTCTATAAGACTCCGGGTTCGGGACAGACCAACTTTTGGAGTGTTGTCAATACCTTGTACACGGGTAACGGCGTCGATCTTTATAAGGTCAGCGGACCGAACCTCTTACTCCAGTCCAATACGTTCTCGGATGGCGCTTGGTCTCCGAGGTCCAATGCCACAGTGTTAAATAACCTGCAGTTTGACCCGAACGGAGGCCTGACCGCATACCAGATCAACTGGTTAGGAACGGGACCTGGAACTTTTATCCAGCAGTCAGTGTTTCCTAACTATACGCCAATCGCGCTGAACACGTTCACCGCCTCGATTTGGATCCGCGCGAGTAGCGGTACACCCACGGTGACGTTGTACCTGCAAAATCAGGCGGGGACGAGTGTCACGTCTAACACGGTTACGCTTAGCCAGACTTGGACGCGGTATTCGGTCACCGGGTCGCTCGCGGCGGACTCCACCCGAGTGGTGTTTCGCCTCGGTAATCCGAGCGCCGTGGGCTCGATTCAAGTTTATGCGGCGCAGCTTGAGGTGGGTGGTCCGATGACCCCTGCTCAGATCACCACGACGCAGCCGCAGGGCGTCTACCTCTGGGGTATCGTCGCACCGACGACCGCTCCGGTGGTGACCCAGGTCGTGTTGAGCGCCTACTGGCAAGCGACGCACGCTTATCTGCTCAATGATACGATCACTGACTCAAACGGCAATCTTGAGACGGTCACGGTGCCCGGAACTTCAGGCGGAACCGCGCCCACCTGGTCCTTGCTCAAGGGGGCTACGACGACGGACGGCGGCGTCACCTGGGTCAATGGAGGTCCTAATGGGCTCTCACCTAAGACGGGTTACCGGTGGTATTACGCTTATCTCAACCAGTACACGGGGCATCCGTCCAACGTGAGTCCGATCAGCACGAGCACTGCGGTTTTCTCGAACAACTTGGGCATCCAGTATAACATTACGGGGGTGGGTTCGAACGACCCGCAGGTAAACCAGATCGCGCTCTACCGTAACGTGGACGGCGGGGCCTTCTGGTTGCAGGTGGCCGTGTTTGGCAATCCTCCCAACGGGATCTGGACTTATGGGGACGTGATCCAAGATGTCAACCTGAGTTCAATCTACGCACCCATCGGTTTGCTTAATAGTCCGCCGCCCATCGGAGCGATTAACCCGGTGTGGCACCAGTCTCGCATGTGGGTGAGCGTTAGCAGCAACCAGTATTTTTCTTCAGGTCCGGATAACGCGTCGGTGCTGAACATCGTCCAAAATGGGGTGGTCGCGGAGTCGTTCGCTCCGGCGAACGTGGAGCCGCTCGACGAGCCGATCGTTCGGTCGTGGCCGACGACCTCAGGTATACTCACCTGGACGGTGGGAGACTTGTGGCTGACGACAGGCAGTGACCTCGCGTCATTTAATCCGGTTAAGATCTTGGCGGGACACGGTGTTAGAAATTATAACGCCATCGACTCGGACGGTAGCACCACTTGGATGTATACGTCAGACAAGCAGTTCTTATCGGTTAACGCAAGTGCGGGCTCGGTCGAGTTGGGCTTCACCATCGGGGACGTGCTAGCCCAGAAGATTGACCCGTCTAAGGCTTGTGTCGCACGACACATTAGCGGCTCGCTTGACAATGCGGTCTTCGTGGGTGATAGCTCAACCGGCTGGTACCGGGTAAATCCTAACCAGGTGGGCGCCAGCGTGAGCGGGGAGCCCTCACCGGTGTTCTCACCGTTCGCGACGCTCACGGGTGGCGCGCAGGTGTTCTCGTCGATCGAGACCTCGCCGGGGGTAAAACAGCTCCTGGTGGGAGCGGTGGGTACCGCGTCGATTCAAACCGTCGGACAGCTGACCGGACTCGGGTCAAACTCAGGGTCGGGAACTCCCTGGTCCAGTCCAAATAATATCTCCCTGAATAGTTCGGGATCACCAGCGACGGTTACCCTCGCGGCCTCGACTTCCTCTCAATTTTTGCAGGCGACTAATTTTAACCTGGGAGTGCCTAATGACAATATTACCGGAATCAAGGTATTCGTCGTTGGGAGCCAGTCGTCGGCTGATCCGAATGCGGTCGTTTCGCTGAGTTGGATTAGTCCTCCTAGTGGACCCGCGCCAACCTATACTTTTCAGTTGCCGCTAGCCAGTGGACAACTTACGTTCGGCGGGGTTAACTCCACCTGGGGTCAGGTCTTAACGGCCGCGAATCTTAACTCCCCATCTTTTGGGTTTCAGATCAAGGCGGCTAACGCCACCGGCGGAAATGTTACGTTCAACGTTTCAGGTATCTTGGTGCAGGTGTTTTACTTCAACTCGCTTCCCACGACGTTTAACGTCCAATTTCGTGACATAACAGTGTTTGCTGATGCGGGGGTTCCCTACACCTGGAATGCGACCATCGGCAGCTTGTACCTCGCGTCCTCGGGAACGCTCGCTGAGCCGGAGACGATCACCACCATCGTTCGGGCGGCTAACGGTGTGCAACCTGCGGTGGCGGTACTGTTGGACGAGATCACGGGCCCGTTTGAGACGTTGTCGCTTTCGGTGAACGACCCGCCGCAGCTGGCGCCGAGCACGTCGTTGATCGCCAACCGGTTTCACCTGAGCCAAGGATCGGTGCCGCCGTTGTGCCAGCACATGCAGATCAAGCTCTCGGGCGGCGCGACCGCGACACGAGACGAGCTGCTCGCCTTGATCGTTCGGGGCGCCCTGGTGCCGGAGCAAAGCTGACGATGCCGACGCTCAAAGAGGCCGTGAGCAGCAATATTCGCTACCGGGTGGATAACCCGGACGTCCGGCCAGAGCCGGTGTCAAATATTGTCTCTCGCGTCTCGATGCCGCTGGTAACATTTCAACCGCCGGTGAACTTACCGACACGGGGGATCTTGCCACCGGACTTGATCGTGGGGACGGACTTTTATTCAGGTGCGCGACAGTTTCGGGACAACTCGAGGTCGAGTAGCATGATCCCGCCGAATGCGGTGAGCCGAAATCGAACTCCTCAATTTTTGAGCAACAAGAAGCTAGTTGCGCCCACGATCGGGGGTGGGTCAGCGCTCGGACGGTACAACTCGATCACGGCGGTATTGACCCCGGTGGCGGTCGCGGCGGGTACGACGACGACGCAGACCTTTACGGTGGCCGGGATCTTGAGCTCGGACAAGGTGATCGGGTACCAGTGGGTGACTCCCCAGACGGTGGGGGTGATCGCTATCGCGCTGCGGGTGACTGGTGACAACTTATTGACGGTTGACTTTTCAAATCCAACGGCGGGCTCTTTGACCCCCACGGGTGGAACGATAACGTTGATCTTGGTTCGTTAAGAGGGAAAAGAGGCTCAGCATGACAGGCAGTGAGGGTTTGATCATCTCGGCGGCGGGGGTAATCGTGGGGATGACGGTTCGTGAGCTGCCACGGATCGTCTTGGAGAAGGTTCTGTTGCGACGACAGCCCAAGAGCGCTGAGCCACCGCTCTATGTTAACGGAAACGGTAAGCGACTGGAGCTGCGCGGTGACGTTGAGAAGGTGTTCGTTGACACGCTGTCGCGAGACATCTTGCCGGTGCTTAACCAACAGACGGCGATCTTGGGTCAGATCGCCGAGACCAACAGTCAGATGAAAGACGGCATCTTGATCCTGGTGGACCGTGGAAGTAAGAGGCGCTGATGATGAGTGTTCAAGTTTGGGTACGGTTGTATAATGAAAATGACCCGGCGGAGAGGAAGCTATTCATTGAGTGGCTTTACGCCCGACGTGCCGAGAATAGATTTAGCCCTGAGATCTTCGAGAAGAAGCAAGCCCAGATCTGGACGGCTTTTGACGATACGGGCATTCGGGGTTTCATTCCGATCACAGTGGCTTATATACTGGAGTCATTGGCCTTCGCGCCAGGTACGCCGCCGATCATTGAGGCCAAAGCTCTTCAGGCGATGCAGGCGGTTCTCATCCATCGTGCCTCAGAGAAAAATGTGGGGGATGCTTTTTTCGTAACTTATGATGAGAATGTCGTGGCCTTCGCTAAGAAGTACGGCTGGAATGATGTCAAGGTTCCGGCGTTGAATTTGCACTTTTCGGACCTTGAGGGAAAGCCAAAGGAAGGTGCCTAATGGGAGGCCCAAGCGCAGAATCAAAAGCAAATGAGAAGTCGCAAATGGACTTCTACAAGACGGCCACCGAACAGCAAAAAATTACCTTCGGCCAGCAGCAGGATTTGCATAAAGTTGTTATGGATGCGACGGTGCCCATCTTGCAAAAGGGGCCACAGCAATACGGATATACCCCGGAAGTTGACGCGCTGTTGAAGAGCGAGATCATCGACAGTGCAAACCAGGGTACGGCTAACGTGGTCAGTGCGACGCAGCTCGCTGAGCGACAGAAGGCGGGCGGGGCGAGCGTGTTGCCGACCGGCGCCAGCGCCCAGCTGGAGGAGAACGCGCGCATCTTGGGAGAGCAGTCTAAGGCTCGGAGCCTCTCCCAGGAGAAGCTCTCGGGTTACCAGGCCGGTAGCCAACTGTACGGGCAAGCGCTTAACGCGCTGAGCGGTGTTACGGGCCGACCGACGGACTACACGAGCGCCGCGACCGGCGCGGGTCAGGGTGCGACCGGCGCGATCAACCTGGCGGATAGCGAGCGGTCAACGCTGCTGTCATCGCTGCTCACGGGAGCGATTCAAGGTGGATTAACAGTCGCAACCGGGGGCGCAAATAAAGCTCTTGGGATTCCTCCGTGCTGGGTCGCTCGGGCTGTGTATGGTGAGGATAGCCCGTTGTGGTTGATCTTCCGTGACAAATTCTTCGACGGCCGTTTCCCGACGCTCAGTGCTCTATACCTGCGGTTCGGTGAGCGGTTTGCTAAGTTTGTGAAACGGTCTCGCGTGTTGAAGGCCGTCGTCAAGTGGCTGATGGACAGGGTGGTCTATGATAAGAAGGATTGAGGCATTAGCTGATTCGCTCTGTAAGATGTACGGGGCGCTGGACCCGGCGAGCGACGCTTACCAGCTCCGGAATCCGGGTTTGCTGCGAGCGTTCTCCCCGAAGCACGAGCGAGATGACAAGGGAAACCGGGTGTTTAAGACCTTCGTGGCGGGCTATGAAAACTTGCTGCTGGACTTGAAGATCAAGTGCAGCGGTCAGAGCCGGGCGAAACTTGGGCCAGAGTCACCTCTTGTGGATTTGCTGACGACTTACGGTAATCCGACGAGCTCGCTTAAGTACGTCGTCAATTTTTTACGCCACGCGTTGAAAGATGATACGATACCCACCGGCGTTCGGTTGGGGTGGTTCTTGGAAGAGCCCGTTGCTGAGGAGAAGACCGATGCCTGATCCTGAAGTGACCACGCCTCCCGCTGATTCTGGGCAGCCTACACCGCCTGATGTGGGAGCTC